AGTGAGATTGTCCGTAATCACCGTACTCATGCTAAGTCTCCGTGTGTAGAAGCAGTCACTAACTGCGTGTCGTATTTAGTACCTGCTGTACTTGCACTAAAAATTGAAAAGAGACTAGTGGTATTATTTGCAGGATTTTGTATGCTAGGTTGCTGGTTCCAACTAGCACTAGGGTAAAGCGATACATTAATAGAATAATCCACAGCAGTAAAAGACGAAGATACATTCACATCATAATCACCAGTCCCATTGTCGGTTAATGAACTAACATTTAGGCTGTTTCTTGCCGCAATAGTGCCAGTGCTATCAAAGTTAACCCAAGCCTTTGCCGCACTTTGCTTAGTCAGCGTGACAGGGCTAGTGCCGTCTGATGCTACGATTGTATCTGCTTTTAATGTACTCATAGCGTCACCAATGTACCACCGCTTTCAACGGTCAGGGTAACTCCTGTGTTGATAGTCAGTGGCCCTGTTACGTTAGCGTTCTCTGTTGCGAGGATGGTTGTGTTGGAACTGAGTGTTTGTGCATTGGTACGGAAGATACCACTTGCCTTGAACGTACCCTTGTTTTCTGCTGCAGGTGTTACAGACGCTGCAGATACACCCATGTAGATTACGAAGATGTTACCTGTTCCGCTTGACGGTGCTGCAGTAAAGGTGAGTGTTGTACCGTCTGGCACAGTGAACGCATCAACACTTTCCTGTACGACACCATCTACAGATACGATGATATCTTCCTGAGTTACTGTGTGGTTCAGGGTAAACGTAGTTGTAGACCCGTCACCATTAAACTCTTGGGTGGCAGGTCTAGCCTGAAAACTTGCAGTGATGGGATTACCGATTAAAGGCATGGGCTATTCCTTATGAACTGATGGTGTCAACTACAGAGACCCAAACATCTGCGCTGCTTGCGGTATCGGACTGTACCTTCAGTACGTCACTTGCTTGCATTACAACCTTTGCTCCACCATCAAGCACCTGCAAAGCTGACCCTGCAGGTATAGGTGCATCCTTAACAATGTAATAGTCGTTAGACCCATCGTTAATAAATACATCCATGTTGATTTGGGAGGTTGTAACATTAGCAATGTTGATACCTATAAGCGCATCATCGGAGTTGGCAGTACGCATTGTTACTGCGCCTGTACCTACATTCCTTGCAATGTTTCTTTCAAAATCCTGTGCCATAATTACTCCTAATTAATTAAGTATAATTATATCATACTTATATATGTTTGTCAACTGCTAAAGCGCAATTGCCATCGCCACTGCGAAACCAGCGGTAGCACCACCTGAAGATGGTAGGTTTGTTAGCTGTGAGCCATCTACTGCAGGTAGTCTAGCTGACCCATCTAGTACAACAGTATTACCCGCTGATGTACCTGTATTGGTAATTGCTGCTGTACCCAGACCTAGTGTGGCACGTTGTGCTGTTGCATCCGCATCATCTAGCAGTGCTTTACCTGCCGCTGTTAGGTCATACACGGCTGCTGTACCAGAACCAGTAAACTGAATACCTTTATCTGCAGCAGAAGTCAGACCAGCAAGTGCTTGTAACTCCGCATCCAGACGTGCGTTAGCAACCGTGCCAGATAACTGTGCGGCATCAATTGTTTTGTTAGTCAGGGTTTGTGTAGCTGTTGTACCTACAATCTCCTGATTACCACCAGCAGGTAGTGTCAGGGTGTTTGTTACGCCAGCAGAGTGTGGCTGTGGTTGTACTGTCTGTGCGTGGGCATTGCTAACCTCACAGTAAAACTTGACCTGTGAACGTGAACCTGTGCCTGTACGAATATCAACAAGACCGTCAGAGACAGATACACCGCCTGTTGAACCATCACCATCAAGGTTTACAACACCTGTTCCGTTTGGCAGAATGTCAATATCACCGTTAGATGTGGATACAATGTCATTACCATTTACATCTAGGTCACCGCCAAGCTGTGGGGTGGTATCTCCAACAACATCCGACAATCCACCGCTAGCTGCTACAAGGTTAGCAATAGCTACTTTACGTAGTGCTGTCGCTGAGTCATCATATATAAGAGCAAAGTCGTTAGTTGTGTCTACGGATGTTTCTGCGGTTTGGCCTGTAATTACTGTAGCATCTACATTTAAAGTGGCAGAGCCAGATGTTGCACCGCCTGAAAGACCGCTACCAGCAACTACCGCTGTTATATCGCCAGTAGGAACAGTAGCAACCTGTGCATCAACATACGCTTTAATAGACTGTTGCGTTGCTAATTGTGTAGCACTGTCTGATGCCATGTTATCTTCGTCCAGCACAGCAGTACCGCTTACTGCAGTATTTAGTACGGGAGAAGTTAGTGTTTTATTAGTCAGCGTCTGTGAGTCTGTAAGAGTGGTGACAGTGCTATCTATTGCAAAGGTTACATCATTACTAGAACCAGTAGTGTCAATGCCTGTGCCGCCTGTAAACGTCATTGTTTCACTATCTAAATCAATAGACAGTGCGCCACCTGAATCAGCCTGAAAATCTAAGTCTTGGGCAGTAACTTGAGAGTCTACGTAGGCTTTAATTGACTGCTGTGTTGCCAACTGAGTATCACTATCAGATGACATATTGTCTTCATCAAGAATAGCCGTGCCACTGACACTTGTATTTAGTACAGGACTTGTGAGTGTTTTATTTGTGAGGGTTTGCGTACCTGCAAGAGTAGTAACTGTGCTGTCAATAGCAATAGTAAGAGTTTGACCAGAGCCGCTAGTGTCTACACCAGTACCACCAGCAATAGTAAATGTTTGGCTGTCAAGGTCTACAGACAATGCACCGCCTGAGTCACCTTGAAAATCCAAGTCCTCTGCAGTTAATTGCGTATCTACATATGCCTTGATTGACTGCTGAGTAGCTAAGGCAGTAGCACTGTCAGAGGCCATGTTGTCTTCATCAAGGATGTCTGTAACAGTTGTAGTAGGCATAGCCAAGCCATCAACGGTGGCTGTACCATCTAAATATAAATCTTTAAATTGTAAACTGCCTGTACCTAAATCTACATCATTAGTAGTAACAGGAACAATAAGACCATCTTGAAAACGTAATTGTTCTACGGTGCTACTGGATACATCTACAAACACGCCAACACGGTTATTAGTATCGTCTACAACAACTTTGTTAAGTGGGGTAGCTACACCGGGGTCTCCAATTAAACCAATAACTGGACCTTCACCAACAGTACCGTCATGCTTGTGACCAGTAGATATATCAAAAACGCTGACGAGTTGATTAAACTCATCATTACTGTCTGATGCTTGGATAATATCACCATTAGCATATGTAGACTGTCTAGTATAACCTGCCATGCTTTATCTCCTAGCCCCTACTGTAAACTCTAGCTGAAAACCTTTAAGTGCGTATGGGGCAGATGTTCCTCTATCGTTAACTCGTATAGCCATACTAAATCCGCTACCTTCAATTGGCTGTCTAAATAATGGGTTAACCTGTCCACCGTATGTGGCTGTACCATAAGTTGATGTGCCGTAAATAGCAAAGATACTAGCACTACTAAATGGGTATGCTGCTGGTCTTGCTACACTTGCTGCTTCATAGTCATATCTAATAAACAAGTCAGCATTAACTGCGGCTTCAGGTGCATAGTTTACGATGATACGTTGGAATGCTTTTCTAATACCTGCATCACCCATTGTGAGGTCAGGTGAGCGATACTTAGCATCTACATTATTACCATCAAAATTATCACCTTTTTCTTGGCGGTACACATAGCCATCATACTCGCCATGTAAAACAATACTCTCGCCTTGAGATACAATGTAATCAGTACAGCTAGGTCTAATGCCACTCATGTCAGCATATTCGTAACCATTCTGTTTACGAACACCTATAATACCTTTTGTTAATTCCCTTGGTGTATTAGCATTTGAGAAAAACAATCTGTATTGTGTTTTATCTGGTATAATTAAGCTACAAAATTCATCTATGTTGGTTAGCCCAACAAATCGTTCTTGTATCTGCCTACTAATTGTGCCAAGTTCAACATCACCAATTTTTTCTGTACCTGCAACTGTTCTTAACCCATCTGCTCCTAGAAAGATTAAGTCACCTGCAACTTCCTGAATAGTAAAACCATTGATACAACCAATCTCACGTGTTACAGGTTGTAGCTGAAAGTCTGCAATAGAGTTACCTACTAACTTAAAGATGCGTTCTTCACAGAAGATATATAACTGGTCACGGAAAGGAAACAAACCAGTAATCTTATTGTCTACATTTATTGTACCTGCACCATTTGCAGTATTAAAATCATCATCAGTAAATGGTGCTGTAAATGTTATTGACTGTGGCGTACTGGACATGCCAGCAAAAAACAGTGAGTCTTTAAATCCTACAACATACTGCGGGTCAGAAGGTGCGCCTGTTGCATTGAGGTCTGTAACAGTAGTGCCATCATACTTGGTCGCATTATTTGCGCCATCGGCCCATACGATAAAATCCGTCCCAGCGAGATTGTAACGGAAGTGTGTATACTTACCAGCGTTACTTCTGCCAGTGTCAATCTGTGTCCAACTACCTGTTGTTCCAGCTTCATGTATTTTACCACCACGTGCCGCAATGACTTTATTATTAAAGTGTGCAGACATTAATACTTTTTCAGATGAAAGCACATCTTGTGGTACAATATTACTGTTCCACTTTGTATACCCAGAGATACGTCTGTATCCACCTGTAACAGCAGGTTCAAAGTTTTCTAGTTCAAGTGCTGAACCCGGAGCAACGGCAAAAGTAGATTTATCTAGTATTAAGCCACCTTCACAGGCAAACACATATGGACTGAGGCCGGATTCATCTGCCATTATGTCACCTTAAAATCCAGCTACGTTAATGCCATATCTTTGAGAATGTGGTATATAAGTTGACCTTACGTAGTCTGTTCTGTTTAGCAGTAATGACTGCATATGTTTAATTCCGTCTTCAAAACGGGCAAAGTTAATTCCGTATTGTTGTGCTTCACCACGATACTGATATGAATATGCAGTTGCACCATCCACAATTACCTGTTCAAATTGCTCTGGTACTGTTGGTATGTCGGTCGCCAGAGCCAATGCTACTGGCTTATCAAAGTACTCAAATTTTAATTCGTATGTATTGTCAGGATATGGATATAAACCGTAGTTATTATCAGGAGTGCGAAAAACATAAATAGGTACACCACCTACACCTGTTGTACTTTCTTGGTCAACATATCTGTCAATGTATTCTTTATAATCTAATACACGTAAGGTAGTTCCAGCTACGCCTAACGTGTTATCTTTGCTTATTCTAAATGTTTCGTAGTCAACGTGTGTAGCGGTAGTTGGCGTAGAATACCTAGTCTGATTAGCTACTAGAGTTACCGTGCTTGTGGCATGGCTAAAAGGCCAGCCGTATTCACGTTGATTAATATAATTGATAGCTTCATTCACAGCATTTTGACATTGTATTTGATAGCCACGTGCAGTAGCAAAATTTGATGCAGTAAGCTGCACCTCATTCATTCTTGCAAGTACTTTATTTGTCAGGCTAAGAAAGTCCATCACATATTCCTAAAAGAGTAAGTAGGGGCAACCGAAGCTGCCCCCACCTGTGATTACTTATGCAAGTGTGTCACGGTCTACTTCATTAGCAGCCATATCACCCAAGTCATCAACATCCATCACGATGGCAAAGACCCGTACCTTACCAGCGGTAGTTGTGCCTGTCATTGCTTGCAGGGTAACATCTAGATTATCTGCTGTGCCACCAATTACTACAGGTGCAGTTGTCTGCATTGTAGCATAGTCACCAACAGATGCGCCATCAAAGTCAAACCCATCTACAAAGTTAGCACCGCCAGCGATACCCAAATCAAATGCGGTATTAGTTGAAGTACCAGCATGTGCTGCTGTAACTTCAATACCTGCACCTAAAATTACGGTATTGGCTGGAATGGTCAGTACTGGAATTACATCAGCCGCTGCAAGGGCAGAACCCTTATCTGTAGCAGCTTGTGCAAAATCCAGAGTTCCCTGAACCATGTACGGATTACGTCCACGCTGTGAACTACCACGTGCGGAAGTTAGTGTATTATCACCTAAAGCCATAATTCTTTCTCCCTATTACACGAGGTTAATTTTAGCATTAACAAGAGCCTCTGGACGTAGAATCTTACGACCATAGAGGTGCATACCACGAACGATGTCAGCAAAGCTGTCAGGGTCACGATATGTTTCTGTCTTGTTAATCTGTTCTGCAGTGGCTACTGCTGATGAATGTCCAGCAACAATCATGCCATAATTGGAAGCGTTTGTACCACCAACGGTATCTGCGCCTGTGCCAATTGAAGGCAAGTTGTTTGAAACATACACTTGGAAGCCGTGCAGGTTATTGATGACTAGACCGTTTTGAAGACCTGAACCACCAAAGTCTGAGTTCAGAAGCTTTGAATCTTCGTCCTTCAGTACTTCCATGAATACTGGGTCAACAACAAGCCAACGGCCTTGTGTGTCTACGTTTTGCTGGTCCAGCTTACGAGACATACGTGCAATCACCATAGTTGGGTTGGCATTGCCTGAACCCGGTACAGATGAAGCACCCGGCAAGCGAGGCTGGATACCAATTGATGAACCTGCAGAGCCGCCAAAGTCGTCAGCTTCCAGTTTCATTGTTGCTAAGAGTTCGTCTGAACCTGCAGTTGAAACAGCTTTTGAACCGTTAACAGTTGTGTTAACAGTATCGGCTGCGCCATGAATTGCAGACTGCTTAAAACCAGTTAGGTAGCCAAGAACGTCTTGGTCAAACTGGTCAGCCAAACGATACGCAGCACGGTCACTTGCCAATTGCTGGAAGTTTACGTGGCTGTGTGCCTCTTCAATGTCATCAACCTTAAATGCAAAGTAGTTAGCTTTGTCAATTGTCAGGTTGAAATCTTCGTCATCAAGGTCTTGCGGTGTGATAGTTGTACCACGTGCATAGTTCTTGACTGTAATTTCGGGTTCTTTGATAATCTTAACGGAATCACCCATCGCAGCAATCTCACCAAAGTAATCACTGTTTGTGATTGCTTCAGCTACGGCAGACTTGCGGAAGGCAAGCTGCACCTGTTTGCTGTAAATTACAGGTGAAAAATTACCGTTAGGAAGATTACCATACCCGGCTGCTGATGCAAATGCCATTGTATGTTCTCCTAAAGTTAAGCATTTTTCGTACAGATGCAAACTGGCAGACTAATCAGAGGCTAATTCATTAGGGTGTGTATCCAAGTAAGGTGGCCACCCTACTATTCAACAGGCCAAACTCGTCAGGTAATCCGTAAGTTATGCTTGTTTGCTGGTTAGTGTGGACACATTGCGCTACGTATCCACACTTGGTTACATATAGTTATACTCAAATATAACTATTTGTCAACACTTTTTTTATCTGGCTGAACCAGAAATATCATAGATAAACTTTCCTGTGCGGATAGCTTCCATAATCTCATCAGACTTCTTCTCATATTCTTGAGGAGACATCTTCTGAACTTGTGACTCTTTTAAATAAGTGGAACTTTCGTCTGCTTGAGGTGTACTTCTACCGCCTTTAGTGGACACCGCTTCAGCAGCACCTTTAGTTTTCTTAGACTTTTTCTCACTTGTAATTCCTTTATCTGCTTTATACAGGTCAATTGCCCGTGCCGCAGAACGAGCATCATTATCGTTTTCATATAATGCGTCTTGCACCCACTTAGGTTGTTCATCTGCCCATTCGTGAAAATCATCACTATCACGAATTTCATCAAAGTCTGGATGGATTTGCATCAAAGCAGCTTCAGCTTTATCTTTACTAGCAGTAGATTGCATCTCATCAATTGCTTTCATTCTTTCTTCAAGAGCAGATGATTGTTCTGCTGCTTTCTTCATAGCAATTGTTTCAACGATAGCAGCTACATCAGGATAATCAGCAGCCCACTGTTCAATGTCTTCATCAGACTTAGGTAGTTTCATTTCCTTTTTAGTGGCTTGCTCTAGCTGGCTTTTCATAGCAGCTAGTTCCGCTTTAAATTCTTCTTGCTGTTTTTGTTGGTGTCTACGTAGGTCTGAGTACCTTTTCTTAAAGGTTTTTTCTTCTGCATTAGTAGGTTCAGCTTCTTGCTCTTCTTGAACTTGTTCTTCTGCCTCACCTTTTTGCTCTTTGATGAGTTGTTCTAATTCTTCCTCTTCACGCTTGATACGTTCCTCTTGCGTGTAAGGTTTATTTGCAAATGCAACCTTTTTTGGTGATTGCATTTCTTCTGCCATAATAGCTGTTTCAGCCATCGTCTTCTCCTTATGGGGCTAACCGTAGCCAGTGTCGGGGGGTTAGGTAGCCATTGCGTTATCTAGGATATTATCGTGTTCCTAGCCCACGTTTTCTAGGTTTAACGGTTGTTTTTAATGCACTTAGATTTGCAACATTTGAAATCTCAGGGCCAAGCACCTTACCTAAAACTCTAAGTTCTTGTGTGCCAACCATGCTGCCAATAACATCTTTTTCATCATTGGACAAAGCATCGTAGCGGTCTACCATCTCTTGCTTTAGTTCTTCTACTGTTTCAGCCATTATTTTATTTTCCCTACAATGTAACAGATAGGTTCAAGTATAGCACGTTCAATAGCACCTACGAGATGTCTCTTACCACGCTGCTGCATCCAGATGTCTGCTGTACGTCTACGTGCAATACCCTCAAGAGTTTTTCTCACAGCTATATTATACCATTTATTACCTTTGTACGCAAACTTAATTAGAGGTTTAAATATCCTGTGATACCCTTTTTGATAGGCAGGGTGCATATCTCTACTGTGCTTCAACCAAATTGTTTGACGAAATGAGCCAAAGCCATACGCATTATTCATTGCAGTACATACAATCTTGCTACTGCTACCGTCATCATCGTCAGGAGTGCTAGTTACAACTGAACCAGAAGAACTGCGAACAGCTTTACCACTGCTACTTGTTACAGCACTAGACTTTGAATTACCTGTCTGCTCACGTGCCTCTCTATCGGCATCTGTTTTGTTTGCTGCGGCTTCTCTTGCGGCTGACCTACTATATCCACGATTAGAGTAGTTACTAAAGTTTCTGTCAAAGTCTTTGCCATAGTCATCAAAAGCTGTACCACCCTCTTGTTCAGCAGCTTCTTCATCAGCACGTTCTGCAGCGGTCTGTCTTGGTATATCCGCTGTACGTCTTTGCGCTGCTGATACACGAGCAGATGTAACATCAGGTTGTTTTTCTTTTGTTGTATCTCTGCGTTCAGACTTACTCTGTAATCTTTCTTTCATCCGTTGTGCTGCAATAATATCATCTACAGCAGCATCTTCATTTTCAGGTGGTGTATACTGAAGAGTTACTGGAGTATCTAACGCATCTAGTATAGTATCCCCTTTTGCATCCTGTGGATACGATGGTCTTGTAGCTTGACTTATAATATTATCCAAGTAATTCATAACACTTTTATCACTTGCTTGTCCTGCTCTACTGCCCAATTGACCATTAATGCTTTCTTGAATTTTATCCATTGCGGATTGTACATTAGGAGAAATAGCTTTTTCAGCTACCTCTGCTACGCCACCTTTTTCAGTAACACGTGCCGTTTCTACACCCACAGTTTCAGCAGCATCCATAGGTGTAGATGTAGCTTTTGTGGGTTGTGCATCGGCACTGGCAATATTTGCCATAATTTCTTCTCTTGTACCTAGACCAGCCTTTACTGCTGCATCTATATCTGCATTTGTAATGGCTGCTGATTTACTTGCGCTAGTATCTACTCTACCTTCTAATAAATCTTGAATACTTTCTTCACCTTTGATAGTTTTTAAACCTTCCATGCTTGCCGGAGATAAACCCATCTTAGATGCCTGTTCAGAAATCTCTGGACCTTTTTCACCTAGACCAAGACCACCAGCTATTGTACCTAGTATCCCGCCAGCATAACCTACCTTCTCACCTGAGATTGGGTCAAAGCTGCCACCAGCACCATCAGCAATAGTGCCATCTACAAGCACTGTGCCTCTGTCTGGTTTTGGCATAAGTAAGCTACCACCCGGTACAACAAAGGGTAAGACAGCCTCTATAGCATTTTGTTTATTTGTATATCCTAATTGTTCTGCTGCTTCCATACGTTTATTTACAGTTTGCTTATACTCTTCTTGTCTCTGCAAATCTTCAGGAGATGGACCACTATCATCACCCCCTGTTTGTTGCGGTGCTTGATAGGTAGGTGTTGTAGTAGGCGTAGTTGGTGCAGCAGCAGTTGGTGCAGTCGCAGTAAAGCCAGCAGGAACAGGTATAAGTGGCTTACCGTTGGCATCCACAGGAATTTGCATAGTACGTCCGTCTGAATGATAGTATGTTGCAGTTTGTGGTGTAACAAAACTACTAAACGTAGGAACAGCACCCGCCTGTGTAGGTGTAAACTGTTGTGATGGGGCTTGGTAAGCAGGTGTTGTAAATGGCTGTGTCATAGGCTGTGTTATTTGGGGTTGATAGCCAGCAAACTGTGATTGCTGAAAACCTACATTCTGTGGTGGTACATAACCACCCACTTGATATTCAGCAACGCCATCATCTTCAAGTTCAAGGTCATCCATACTAAACGGTACATCGTCAGCTAGTGTAGCCTCTTCTGAGTTGCCCATCTGCCCCATGTCTTCCATCTTCTGAAGACCAGCTTTAGCTTCGTCACGTAGTTCCATAATCTTTTCCAGACCATGATAACGTACTACATCGGCAGGTAGTACAAATTCACCCTCACTTAGCTGGGCAGGAATGTCATCACGCACTTCTTCTTGTGTAGAACCTACTGGTACATCGTTGCCGGATATAGGGTCTACTGAGCCGCCCTCGTCCATAAGGCCACCCTCATCAAAGCCACGTTCTACAGGCTCAAATAAATCCATTTGTTTTTTCAGCAATGCGCCACCTTTTGCTAACTCTACATCAAAACCATCCCCACCTTCTAGTGGAAACACTGGTATAACATTGCTTTTACCACGTAGCCTTGCCCCATACCCAAACTTTTTAAGTTCTTTTTGGGCCTCTGTTGCAGACAGCTTTCCTCTAGAGTACCTGTCTAAAATACCCTCTGCTTTTTCGTAGTTACCCATTCACTTCATCCCGTAAGTATTTAAGTTTGCGTAAAGCTGCGATAGCACCCTGCTGACGATGCATCATAATTGTATCATCAGATTGTTCCAGCACCTTTTGATGCTGCTCAATAGCCATATCTACGTAGCTACTGAATGCTTCCCACTGGCGGCTGTTGCCCACCATCGGCTTGAGTTTGCTGAGTACCTGCTGTTTGTCCACCATTACTACTAAATCCTTGTTCACCCGGAACTGGTACTTGACCAGTGCCTATTGTTCCACCACCAGCACCTGTTGGGTCACCCGCATCTGCACCCGGTGGTGGCGGCATCCCACCTTCAGGTTGAGCAGGTGCTTGGAACTGTTTCATCAGTTCTGCCTGTAATGCTGCTTCACTCATGTTGTTGGTTACTTTATCGGGGTCAAGGTCCATTGACTTTGCAATCTCACTGATTACATATTGAAACTTAGCAAAAGGTGCTAGTGCTGGATTACTTGCAATCTGCAAGAACTGCATCAGTCTTTGGCTACGTACTTCATTAGCCATTAGACTTTCTGTGCCACGTGCCTTAACTTCTAAGTCACCTTTGATTTCTGTGTCAAAGTCAAACTGCATATTAAAGCGGAAGAAACCTTCCCCAAGAGGACGTAACAGATAATCATCTACGTTCTTGATTACAGTCTTAATGTTACCACTAGCAGCGTTCATAAGCATAGATATGCCTGATGCTGTTCTGCCTACACCTGACACACCTGTTTGCCCATGAGCAAAGCTAGGCAGTCCTGTTGACTCATCTGCAAGTTGACGGGCTTTGTCAAACAGCATTAAGTTTTCAGAAGCTACATTAGGAAACTTTGTTCCAAAGATTGCCTGACCCGGTGCGCCAGACTGTCTGCGAAACACCTTGCCCGGATAGATAGACATGTCCTGACCGGGTACTAGATTTGTTTCATCTACCTCTATGAGAAGATTGCCAGATAGCACAGCGTTGTCCACAGCCATACGCATAAAGCCATTCATCAATGTTTGTGTATCATCCATGTTCTCTGCGATACCTACACCAAAGAATGAGTATGGGTTCATTTCAAATGGTGCAGCACTGTATGGAATTTTAGCTGGCTTAAATGGATTAAGCACCATGCGTATAAGTTTATTGTTACAAATCCACACGTTTGCCTGTAACTCGTCAAAGTCTTTTAGTTCGTCTGGTATTTCTACACCCTGCTCTTCAAGCATCTCTGTGTCAACCATACCCCAATACTCAAGTACTTCAAAACGGTCAATGCCATGCTCTGGTGCATAGTCAGACAGGTCATCTTCCCAATACTTCTTATTGTAGTTCTCACCCATCTGGATGCACTCGTCAATAACCTGACCACGGAAGTACGGACGCTTCTTTAGCATACGCATTTGTGAACGAGACATCTTATGACGCTCAATTGCATACTGCGCTTCATCCATGTTATTAGAGTCTGGGTCTGGATAGAAGTTCCACACAGACACATGTTCTACTTGCGGTACAGTTTTGAACAGTGGGTCGTAGTTACCCTCGTCATCCCAATTAGGATATTCTTTGTCCTTGGCAAACGGACCTTTCATAATACCTGTACCAAACAATGCCATCTCAAACGCACTGCTACGTAGGTTCTTGTTAGCACCTGACTCTTCAAGCTGGTCATGTATCTTTTTCTGCATCTTCTTAGCAGCAATCATTGCTGGACTAAATTCAATAGCAGTAGGAGTTTTGCCCGGACCTTCTTTTAGTTTATCTGTTACACCTTCAAGTTTATCTTCTAGTGGTCCAAGTTTTTCAGATAACGTCTTAGCAGTCGCACCCGGAGGCAAATCTTTTCCATCACCTCTAAAACCATATGGGCTAGAAAGAGAAGTTTCTGCTTGTAGTTGCTCAGGCTCTTTTGGGTCAAAATGAACATCTGCCACGACACCTTCCGGCAAAGTCGTTGGCTCAATAGATAGAGGGAACTTGTTATTGGCAAACAGAACATCAACAATTTGCCCGTATGCTGCAAGAGTTTTTGTCTTAGTGACTTTAATAAAGACACGTGATTTCTCCGCTTCTGTAAACTGTACGTCTGGTCCGTACAAACCCCGATAGTTACGATATGCTCTTAACCAACGCTCTTCATCTTGATAGCGATAGTCTTCTGCACGTTTGTATCTGTCAATGACAAATGGTATAATGTTTGACACATCTGCATCAAAGGTCACTGAATCATCTGTGTCCTCTAGCGCAATTGCGTCATCTTCAATCATGATGTCATCTTCATCCATACTTTTCTTCCTTAGTATCCAAAGGTTGAGTCTGCTACTTGCATACCGCCACCGGGCCTACCCATAGGGTCATAATCAAAAACACTAAAACGTGGTCGTGACATTATACCATACCTCATCGCATCGTACAAGTGGTCTTCACTTTTTGTATCAATGTCTTCAGGGTTTTTCTTGTCCAACGGGATGGACGGTAATTGTGCGACAATGTTCGTGCAACTATTAAAGAAAACAAGTCTAGGCTCTTCCGTAAATTCATCTACTTGTAAACGTCTGTGTATCTCGTTCTTACCAGCTACACGACTACCACGGCTTCTGTCTGAAGGTCTCCAACGACACCCTCTCTGTATCATCTGTTCCGCAAGAGACGGTCCAGTATCACCACGCTTATGCCAAAGACTACTATCCAAGACACCATATTTAATATTTCCATCTTCAGCTTCCATTTCCAGTATCATGTCTGCTAAGTCAGTAGCGAGTACCTTTGAGACATAGAGTTCTCTATATACAATAAGTTGCTCTGAAGGCGACACAGCAAACCAAACCACACCGCTGTAAGAACCATAGCCGTAATCGCAAGCCCTAAACTTAACCCAATTATGAGGAATGTGAAAAGGCTCAATAACATGAACATTGCGGTCAAACTCAGTAAAAGCTGCTCCTTCTTTAATATCCCAATCACCTTCAAGAAGCTGTCTTCTCTGTTGCTCTGGAAGCGAGAGAAGCATGGCTTCGTAATCTCCTGCTTCTGCAAGGTAAGGATTGTCAGACAATCTTGCTGGTATGAACCTGCGTTTGAATAAAGCCTTTCCAGCCTTGCTATGTCCTGCTGGGTATCGGAGTACTTCTCCTGTTTCACTATCTGTTGCATCGTATGCCTGATTATATGGGGCTGGGTCAATAAACATTTTCTTAACCCAATGATGCCCTCTACCACCGGGGTTTGTTGTAGCCCTCATAAAGATGGGCAGGTCAGAGGCAGTGGACCGTAGACGACTTCGCATGTAATTCCATGCATATGGCGATTGCCACTGAGTCAGTTCGTCAAAGCCTATCCAGCTAAAAGCTAGACCCTGATAACGCAGGACATCTTCATCTCTGTCAAGGTATGACATCCACAACCTCGCACCAGATGGCGCAGTCCACTGCATCTTTCTTTCTGACCACTTAATACCGGGCCAGATTTTTGGATATAGTTCCTGTGACTTAAATATAAGTTCACGTAACTCTTCCGTAGTGTGACGTAAAAGCAAACCACTAAACTGTGGATGCCCCATGTAACGTAGTGGGTCAGCAAGCATGGCGTATGACTTACCACCCCCTGCACTACCACCATACAAAACTTCACGTTCAGATGCGGCAAGGAAGTCTGTCTGTGGGCCGGGGTTAGGTTTAAAGAGTACGTTAGCTGTCTCTTCAATACTTTCAAACTCAACGGCTTCAGATACAGTTTCCTTTATCTCAACCTGCGGCTTTTGAACCTGTTCTTTCTTCTTCGAGGCTTTGCGCTTTGGCGATTGCCTTTTCCGCATACTCTGCCCACTTGCGGAGGCTTTTAGCTTGGTTCTTACGCTGTCGCTCATGTTGTAACCGCTTCCTTAATCCTACATGTGAGATGTATCTGCCACTATTTGTACTAAGCCAGTTAGATACCTCACGATAGCTATACTGATTTATATACGCTCTGGCCTTCTCAAGCAAATCCAACTCAGTTGGAATGGGGTCAAGAATGTCGGGGTCTTCTTCGTTTTGCTTGTAACCAAATGGTACAGTACGTGCAATACGTGGTATCTGTACCCATTCGTTTTCTTCTTTGATATCTGTCGGCTGTGGCAGTTTCCACTGCCCTGCTGTTCTAGTCATCGTCTTCCGTTACTGCTGCTTTCGCTGGCATAAGCATCACACCACCTGCTGCCTCTACCTGAACCTTCTCTGTCTTAATCAAACCTGTACGGTCAAGCAGTTCTTTAGCTGCTGCCATCTTATCACGAATACCAAGTTCAGTTGGGTCATACAGTGCGCCTGTAACAGCCATAGCAGCTTTAGGTGCATTACGTGCCATGTACATCTGCGTTGCTTCCAATATCTCTTCCTTGAGACCTTTTACAATTGCAGTTGTAGCAGTGGACTCTGAATACCCTGCCAGTTTCTTAGCGGCAACTACGTCACCGCCAGCGTCCTCAAAGAGGACTTCAAGAAACTTCTGCTGTCTTTCGTTTAGTTCTCTAGCCATTATTTCTTTTTCAT